AATATATGATCTAAGTGACCATTTTTGTATGGTGTTTCAACCCTGTATTGTAAGTATTTTGGGTTGCCTTGAATTGGGTGTCTCATTGTGTTAGTGGGGTTGTTTCTATACCTTTATATTACATTTCCCTTCAACAACTGTCAACAAACAGGGAGATATTCTGTTACATTTGTAATTCTGCTATTCGTTCATCTAACGCATTCACCAGTAAACGATACTGTTGATCATTAATCTGACGTCTAAACCACATATCTCCCAGATTTGCCACTTCATTATGCAATGACGCAATAAGATATTTTTTTCTTCTATCAAGGTCTTGATGGTAACAAGTCATGTTTTAACGCCCCATTTCCTTCTTAGTTTATTTTTTAGTTGCATTTTTTGTTGTCTTGTTATCGACAAGTAACAATTATCAAGTTCTTCAATTAAAGATTCATAATCTTCTTCAGACGCTTCAAGTGATTTCTGAAAATTCACAAGAGAAGCTCTTATAAGTTTGTAATCCCTACTGGAAATGTCTAATATATATCTCATTGAAGTGGTTACTTTTTGATTTGATTGTAAATTTTTAAAAACCTTTCTTGTAATTCTTGAACGCTGCATTGATCAGCATTTTTTATCTCAATAATTTCTTTTGGTGTAACCCAACAAGTTCTTTCATCTTCTGTTTGTACCTCAATAAGGTCATTTGTAAAATCTACGCAACAGAACATAACATCAATATTGGTTCTAATGATTGTATGGGTTGGTTTGAAAGTCATTTGAAGGGGTTGTCTCTATACCTTTAATTATAGTCTATGCGTCAACAACTGTCAACAAGGTTAAGAGGTTATCTTGTAACCTCTTTTATTAATTTATTCATTGTGTGTTAAAACTTTCTACCTTTTTTGGTTTCAAGAATCAACTCGTGTAGCCATTTTCTAAATAATTCAGCGTGTTCTAAATTGTTCACATCTTTGTGTGGAATGGCTTTTAGCTTTTTATCTAAGTTATCAAAGCGGTTAGGTGTGGTCATTTTAAGAGGGGTTGATTTACTTTTATATTATATCTATTTTCAACAACTGTCAACAAGGTTTCATTACTTGTACATCAAAGCCCTTCTCCTTCAACTCTTGAATCCTATACATCTGTATTTCACTCAATCTTCCCTTCGGCCCTTTCACCTCAATAAATTTGACCTCACCTGGCTTCATACAAATTAAATCAGGAAATCCAGCTTTGTTGCACATAATTAACTTGATTACTGTCCACCCTTCTTTCTCGTGCTTGTCGATTAGCTTCTTCTGATATTGTGCCTCTGTCATTCCTATAATGCTTGATCGTATAGCTTTCCTTTAATTTAACAACATCATATACTTTTGGCTCGATTCCCTTTTCTGCAAAAATATAATGGATTTTATTCTTTCTATCCCTACCAAGAAAACTGGCCCTTTCCCTGCCCTGTAGATAACTTAAGGCAGAATAATCTATTCCCATAAAAATTAAATGATCGGCACTGCTTAAATTGACACCTTCCCTGCAACTTTTGACCTGACCAATAAAAACAGAATCACTAACCGCATTAAATATATCTGGATCATCTGTTGCCCTATGACCGAAACTTTCTCTCAGCATTTTGCCCTCTGCAATAAAACAATATAAAATAGCAATCCTGCCACTAAAGTTGTTTTTTATATAATCAATCTTGCTTTTATCAAATATAACTGCTCCATGGTTCTCAGTAATAACATGACCATTGTAAATCTGCCTTAATTTGCTCATTACCTTTGCCCCAGTATCTGCAACGACGCTTCTTCTCGTTGGTTTACCAATAACACCGTTTTTTATAATCCTCAAAGCCAACCTGTATGTCCTTCTGGACATTTTTACCATATGCACTTGTTCCTCCACTTCTTGAGTAAAACCAGCCTCTTTTTGGGTCATTTGTACCGTGTAAGGCTCAATATCCTTTAGAATCCTGCTTTGTTTAGCGTCTGAGTAATCTTTTATAACAACACCAGTTCCAACCCTTTTCTCCTTTACATCCACATAATCACTGGCCCATCTATAAAAGTTCTGATATTTACTCCATAAAAAAGGAGCTAATGACCATTGATGGTATAGCTGACTGAAACTCTCAGGACTTGGCGTTCCACTCATCAAAATAATAATGTTATATCTAAGCTGTAATATATTTTGATACCGTTGAGATGGTTTTGGAAAGGCTCCCACGCTATGAGCTTCATCCACAATGATCATATTCCAACTTGTACCCTTAAAATTCTTTAACTGCTCAAAGTTAGTTATGGATACTATCCCCTCAAGATTCATCTTTTCTATATCGCTTTTAATACTGGGAATTGCTTTTTTCTTAGTAATTACCAACACCTTCTTAAGTGCCATATTTCTAACAACAGATAATGCAACTAAGGTTTTGCCTGTTCTACATTCACCACTTAAATATGCACATTTTTTAATCTGACAAAGTTTTGTAAGTCTTTTACTCGCTTTTTTTTGATATTCTCTTAAAATTACCATTGACTATACAAGATTTAGCGGTATCTTACCCTATAGTGATACAAAATCAACCCTAAACATGGAACAAGATCAAACTTTAAAAACCATTAATATTCAACTTTCCCAGGGGCAGATAAAATGGCTTGATGATAATAAAGGGTCTGAATCTAGATCTTGTTTGCTCAGATTTATTGTTGCAAAAGAAATGGAGAAGGTTGCTTAACAATGGATATAAAAGAAGAATTGCTTGGACTTCCCAAGCACTGGGGTTTTGTTGCCGTTCAAAATAAAAGACCTTATCAAAATAATTGGCAAAATAACCCACTTACACGCTCTCAATTATTTAAAGAAATCTCTCTTAAAAAATCTACAGGGATTGGTGTATTATGCGGAACCCCTTCAGGTGGCCTACTTTTCCTCGATCATGATGGCCCATCAGCAGCAAAAATATTAGGTGAGTGGGGTTTTTCTCTTTCATCACTACCTCCTTCATGGATGGTTACATCAGGTCGGGTTGGTAGATTTCAAATAATTTACCAAGTGCCAGAACAATATTGGTCACAAATAAAAACACGGAAATTTCAAACAGGTGTAAAGGACGAAGATGGTTCTGTTGAACAGATCGAACTTCGGTGGAATGGTACACAGTCAATAGTATCTGGTAAACATCCAAAAACTGACGGGTATAGATGGATGGAAAATCGCTCACCAAAAGATTTAGAAATTGCAGAAGCTCCTGTTGCCATTATCGAAAAAATGATGGAGCAAAAGAAAAAGACAAAAACTCCTCAAGTACAAACTCTCAACTCAGATACTGATAAAGCACGTTCACTTCTGCAATCAATTAATCCAAATCGGTTAGATGATTATGATGCTTGGCTTAAAATTGGCATGGCTGCTCATTCAGTTGGGGATAATTCACTTCTTTACGATTGGGAACAACTATCACAAAGGAACAGCAAATATCAATCAGGGGAATGTGAAAAGAAATGGGCATCCTTCAAATCATCTGGTGTCTCTCTCGGCACTCTTCAAAAGTTTGCCTCCGAAGATGGTTGGACTCCACCACCTAGATCCTTCCCCACTTCAATAAAGCCAACAGAAGAATCAACACCAGTTCCTCGTAAACTTGAGCAGCTTACATCTCAGGAACTTATAAACTTTTTACGCAACCTAAAACAGGAAATTAGATTTAATACCTTTTCCCATTCAATAGAAATGGATGGCAAAGTTATTAAAAATATTGAACTTTTCTACCTGACACTTGCAGAACTTGGTTATAAAGTGCCAAAAGAAATGGCCATTGATTGCCTTCTTAAAGTTGCCCATGAAAATGAATATGACCCAGTAAAGCTTTATCTTGATCATTGTTATAACGAAATTCAACCAACATACATAGATAGACTTGCCTCTACATATTTAAGACCACAAGATCAAAACCTTAAAGAACCGACAATATATGACATAATGCTTAAACTTACCCTTATTAATGCAGTAAGAAGAGTTTATATTCCAGGCTGTAAACATGATTCCGCAACTGTTCTTCAAGGTTCTCAAGGCATAAAGAAATCATCATTTTGGCAAACATTATTTGGCCCCTTCTTCTCAGATGCACTCGGCGATATATCTTCTAAAGACGACCTCCTAGTTCTTCACCGTTCATGGGGCATGGAATGGTCTGAAATCGATGGTGTAACAAGTCGCAAACACGCTGGAACAATAAAAGCCTTCTTATCAAGATCAACTGACCTTCTACGAGTGCCTTATGGTAAAGCAGTCGAAGAATGGCCAAGGCGTGGCATAATTGTAGGATCAACAAACAAAGAATCTGGTTTATTAATAGACGACACAGGCAATAGGCGTTTTCATATAATTCCCTGCACTACAAAATCAATCGACCTTGATGCTCTTCAACTTGAACGTGACTCCATTTGGGCAGCTTCCGTTCATGCCTTTAAAAATAATGAACCGCATTTTCTCTCCTACGAACAGGAAAATCAAATTGAAAAAGAAAATCTCGGTTATATGGTTGATTCCCCTTGGTTATCCGTCATCACTCAATATTTAAATGACCCTTCTAATGCCTTAAAAGATATAACAATTGAGCTTCTTTTATCTGAAGCAATAGAAAAACCTGTTGAAAGACAAACAAAATCTGACACAATGACTGTCTCATCTATTCTCAAATCCTTACAATATGAACGCAAAAGGAAACGAATAGAGGGAACACCTAAATGGGTGTGGTTCTCACCTGTTCTCACTACTGTTCTCACTACTGGGAACGGTTAAAACCCCTGCTATCACTATCTTATATATATATGTTCTCTATGTTCTCTATGTTTTATATATAAATATAATAATAGGTAATATAGGGGTAATATAAGGGTTAGGAAACTCTTAAGCACTTCTGGGAACACCTGGGAACGTGGGAACACCTCTAAGTCTCAAATAAGTCTCATTTTGTTATTTTTTAATACTGAACTACTATGTTCTTATGACTTCAATCAATGATTTACAAAACGATCGTAAAAATGCTCGCAAGCGTACTGATCGTTCCTCAAAACTTATAAAAGAATCACTTCAAAAATTTGGTGCTGCAAGATCAATTGTGATTGATGAAAACAATCGCATACTTGCAGGAAATGGAACAATCGCTGGGGCAAAGGCAGCAGGGATTAAAAATCTTAAAGTTATAGAAACTGATGGTAATGAAATTATTGCCGTAAAAAGAATTGGTCTCTCAGAAGATGAAAAAGTTGGTCTCGCTCTTGCAGATAATAGAACTTCCGATCTTTCAGAATGGGATTTAAATATGCTTGAAGAATTAAGTCAAGAGCATGACCTTAACCCCTGGTTTGATAATGATGATCTGGAAGAACTGTTGGGAGAGACAGAAGTCTTACCAACAGAAGGTTTGACAGATCCTGATGATGCTCCAGAAATACCAGAAGAACCAATAACAAAAGAAGGTGATTTATATATTCTTGGCAACCATCGCCTTTTATGTGGTGACTCTACAAATATTGAAAATGTCGAAAAACTTATGGATGCTAAAAAAGCGGACATGGTTTTTACTGATCCCCCTTATGGTGTTAATGTTAAAGGAGGTGCAAAAAGTAGTAATTTAATTGCTGGTGATTTAACTCAAGTAGCTATTCCTTTTTCTTTTGATTTAGCTGTTGAAAGAGCAACAAAAGACGATGCTAGATTTTATTTCTGTGGTTCTGAAGGGAATATCTCTCTATATAGCAAATTATTTGATCGGTTTTTACATCAACTTCCAAGACATTTAATTTGGATGAAAAATGGATTTGTGATGAGGCCAAACAATTACCATAACCAGTATGAGATTATTTTCTTTGGCTACAAACCAAAAGGCGGTGGATTAAATCATTGGTATTCAGGTCGCACAGAAGCAGAAGCTTCTGACATTTGGGTTATTAAAAGAGATCCGTCAAAAGGGTATTTACATCCAACACAAAAACCAATTGAACTGCCAGAAAGAGCAATAAAAAATAGTTCCCCTGTAAATGGTCTTATTTATGAACCCTTTGGCGGTTCTGGTTCAACTCTTATTGCTTGTCAAAAAAATAATAGATGTTGTTATTCAATGGAATTAGACCCCAAGTATTGCGATGTAATAGTAAAAAGGTGGGAGGATTTTACAGGTAACAAAGCAAAACGTGTATCATCTAGTTAATGGGTAAAAAAGGAACAAAAGCAGAAACTATTATTAGATCACAAAAGTTTGCTCGTATTATTGCAAATGGTGGTCGTAGATCTGACTGCGTTCGCTATGCCTCAGAAAACTGGGGGGTTGGGGAAAGAACTGTAGATAAGTATTTAAACATCGCTAGAGCAGAGTTAAAGAGAGACTGGGACATGGAAAGACCCCAAATGGTGGCTGATCTTTTGGCGCAATGTAGCACCTTACAGATGGAAGCTAGAAAAGCTGGTCATTATCACATTGCTCTCGGTGCAATCAATACAGCGGCAAAACTTGCGCAGATTGTTTCGTGAGCATTTTAGATACGGCAAGAACAGGAAATGTTTTATATCAAATTGGTGCTTATGACTTACCGACAGCAGATGAAGCGATAGAGCGTATAAATCAAGACTTACTCCCTCATCAATCAAAGTTTTGTGATGACCTCGATCATAGGAAACTAGCACTTGTCTGCGGCTTCGGTGCTGGTAAAACTCATGCGTTAATTTCAAAATCTTGCATACTGGCAGCACTTAATGTCGGTCATGTGTCTGCAATCTTTGAACCGACTGCCCCAATGCTTAGAGATATTCTGCAAAGAACGATGAATGAACTGCTAGACCAATGGCAAATACCTTACACATTTAGGGCTTCACCATTACCTGAGTACAATCTAGAATTTGCAGAGGGAACACATACAATCCTGCTAAGAACAATGCTTACATATCAGCGATTAAGAGGGCAAAACTTATGTGCAGTCGGATTTGATGAGGCAGATACTGTTCCAAAAAGAGATGCGGAGCAGGCAATGAACATGGCACTTGCAAGATTAAGATCAGGTAATGTTCAACAGTTTTATGCAACAACAACTCCCGAAGGTCATGGTTGGGCATTTGAAACATTTGAAAAGAATAAAAAATCTGATACAGGATTAATACAGGCAAAGACAAAAGATAATCCTTACCTTCCCGACAACTTCATTGAATCTCTTGAGGAAAACTATCCACCGCAATTAATAAAAGCTTACTTACTAGGCCAATGGGTCAACCTTACAAGCGGTCAGGTTTATGATCGGTTTAATCGTAATGATCATGTAATTAATAAAATACCTTTTGATATCAAGATGGAGGTATTAAGAATCGGGGTCGATTTTAACGTAATGAATTGTAACGCCGTTGTTGGTGTCAAGTCTGGAGACAAGTTAATTATCATAGATGAAATATCAAAACAAAATGATACAGATGCGTTGGCACAGGAAATACTCAGGCGTTATCCTTCAAACAGAATATTAGTTTACCCAGACGCAAGTGGCTCAGCACGTTCAACGATTAATGCATCAAAAACAGACATTGCAATCCTCGAAAGTTACGGATTCAGTTCAATGGCTCTCAAGAGCAACCCCTTTATCAAAGATAGAGTTGCAACCGTCAATGCGTTACTACAGAACGGCAAAGGGGAACGACGTTTGGAGATTCATGCCCGTTGCACTCGTTTAATTGAGTGCCTTGAGTTGCAGAGCTACGATGAAAGAACAGGAGATCCAGATAAACAGAATGGATACGATCATCACGTGGATGCGTTAGGATATTTAATTTATCGTGAATTTAATATACTTTATGGTAGGGCAGGCAAGCCGACTGGTATTAGAATATATTAAAAGTAATGGTACTATGAGGAAAAACCGTGTATAGCTCTCTGAATATTTACAATCAGCCTGTAACACTAGCTCCTACAACGGTTGCGAGTCCTAATGCTGCCTATCAAAGGATGGCAAATTTCTGGGATTTGGTTGAAGATTTGAAAGAGGGAACATATAAGATCAGGAGTGAACATAGAAAGTATTTACCGCAAGAAGCTCGTGAGACTGATGATTCATATGATGTTAGATTAAGTAGATCAACAGTAGTGCCATATTTGCAAAGAATCGAAAAAATGTTAAGCGGTATGCTCGTCAGAAAGCCTATAAGACTTGATGATGTATCTGACTTAGTAAGAGAACAGTTATTTGATGTCGATTTAGAAGGTAATGATTTAAACGTCTGGTTATATCAAACATCAAGAATTGCAATAAGCTTTGGTCACGTAGGGGTGCTTGTTGATGCTCCGAAAGATGGAGATAAGGCACGGCCATACTGGGTGACATATAAACCATCAGATATTTTGGGTTGGAGGACTGAGATAGTAGAAGGCACAAGAAAATTAATGCAAGTACGTTTAATGGAGCAGGTTGTTGAAAACGATGGACAGTATGGAGAGAAGTTAGTGAAACAAATAAGAGTATTAGAACCAGGCCGTTATGAAATACATAGAAAAGATGATAAAAAAGGTGAATATAAGTTATTTGAAGAAGGCGAGATGAGTTTAAAGGATAAAATTCCTTTTTCTGTTGCTTATGCGAATAGGGTGGGAATGTTTGAAAGTCGCAGCCCTTTGTATGACATTGCAGAATTAAACCTCAAGCATTATCAAATTCAAAGTGACCTGGACAATATTCTGCATATCAGTTCTGTTCCTTTATTAGCTGTTTTTGGATATCCCAATGCAGATGAAATAACAACAGGGCCGAATGAAGCATTGTCATTACCACCTGAATCAAGAATGGAATATATCAGCCCTTCTGGTGATAGTTATGATAGTCAATTTAAAAGACTTACAGATATTGGCGAACAGATCAATACATTGTCATTAGCAGCAGTATTAGGGCAGAAACTTGTAGGAGAAACAGCAGAGGCCAAAAGGATAGATAGATCACAGAATGACAGCACAATGATGGTCATTGCACAGCAGATGCAAGACTTGATTGATAACTGCCTTAAGTTTCATAGTGAATATCTAAATGAACCTAATGCTGGCAGTAGTTTTGTCAATAGAGATTTTGTCAGTGCAAGATTAGATCCACAGGAAATTCAATCATTATTACAACTATTTACTGCTGGTACTATCAGTCAGGAGACATTACTTACACAATTAAGCAGTGGCGAGATTCTTGGTGATGATTTCGACGTAGAAGAAGAAGTTGAGGTAACTCAAGCAGGTGGATTAGTTGAAATGGAAGCCCCAACCCAACCTGACGCAGCTTAATGAATGTCAACTCCAGAGGTATTCTACAGAGAGACAATTGATCTCAACCGTTTTAGTAATTCTGTTGCTAAGAAGTATGCTGTAACTTATAACGAAATAATATTAAAGGCTGCAAAACAATTAAGAGATATAGATATAAGACAAAGAAAAGCTGGAGAAGCGGTTGTTATTGCACCACAGACAAGAAAAAGATTAAGGGCAATTATAAAACAAGCAAAAAATAGTTTAAACACTTGGTCTAGTGCTACGGCTAGAGATTTTAAAAAAGAATTGCAAGGGATAACTGTTTTACAAAGAGATTTTATTGTAAAAGAGCTTAAGAAAGTAACAGCATCAGGAGATGTGCCAATAAATAGTGTTGCTGTAAGCCCGAAGTATGCAGATTCTTTTATAAATACTGATCCAACTCAAACAAATATCTTTACTAGCAAAGAATTTACAGAAGATGACTTTGTAAAGTTTGGCTCTGGAAAGTTTGAACTTACTGCAAGACAAGGTGCTGCTGTAACATTGCCAAATGGACAAACTGTAGAAAAGGCATTTCGAGGTATTGCAACCAGTTCACAACAAAAACTTGCATTAGCGATCAGATCGGGTGTTTTTAGTGGAGAAACAACGCAGCAGATAGCAAGGAGATTAGTTGGTAGGCTAGATTTTAACCAACCAGGGTCTGTAAAACAAATTGCAGCAGCAGGTGGTGAGGTGACCAAACTTGCCAATCATCAAGTACAAACGATTGTAAGAACATCAATTAATCAGGCACAAAACCAAGCAAGTCAAGCGGTTTATGCAGCAAATAGTAAAGTTGCTCCTAAATATGAATATGTTGCAACGCTAGATTCTAGAACAAGCTCAATATGTCAGAGGTTGGATGGTCAGAAGTTTTCATATAACAAAGGCCCAATACCACCGCAGCACTTTAATTGTCGTTCAACGACTGTTCCTGTTGTTGACTTTGATGGGTTGCAGAAGAAATATCCTTCTTTAGAAAAGCCACCAGCGACTGCACTTGATACAAGACCAAGTATTACAGGCCGAGTCCCACAGAATGTTGCTTATGGCGATTGGTTATTAAATCAGGATCGAAAACTGCAAGTTAAGACTTTAGGCAACGAAGGAAAAGTCAATTATTTTAAAAAATTAGCAAAGAAGGAAGGTTCTGGACAGGCAGCTTTGCGGAAGATGATAAGAACAGATGGAAGTGAGAGAAGTTTAAAGGACTTGGAAAGATTATATGGCAAGCCTAGTGCAATCAAGCCAAAGGTCAAACCAGAGGTAGCCACTTCTCAAATCAAGACTTCACCTGTTATGGGTACGAATGGAGTTGATAAGTATTTAGTTGACAATAATATTGCCAAAACTTCACAAGAGTTTATTGAAGATAGTCTTGATAGTTTAGAAAAACTTGGCGGATTAACAAAAACTAATGTCAAAAAGATGCGTAAATTCATGAAAAAAACTAAATTAATAAATCATTTCAACATGAAAGGAGAAAAGACAGATTTAAAACAAATAAAAGAAAAGTTTTTAACAGGAAACAATCTCAAAGCTTTCAAAGAACAACTAAAAGCCACAGAGAAAAGATTCGCTATACAACAAGCTAAACCTAAAATGTCCAAAGAGTTTAAAGAGTGGACAAGTCCTTTACTAGGAGGTATAAGAACACAATTTCAAATACTTAATAAGGGTAAAGGCCCAGCTTTTGACAGATACATGGTTAGTCAACATTTTAAAAATGCTGGCGGTCTTAATTTAGGATTTACAAATACAAACTATTCCATTGTTCATGCTCAATTAACAACACAGTCAAAGAAAATTAATTTAAATCTTGCAAAGAAAATGAAAGCAAGTGCAACAAAAACTTTAGATAATAATGCTTTACTACATAATCGTGGTTATGACTTTGCAAGACAAAATAATTTAAAAGAGATATGGGGAACTTCACAACCTATGTCTGCTGATATGCAATGGTTCTCTACATTTATTCACGAGACAGGACATCAAGTTCATTTTCAATCTGGAGCAAACACACTAGGCAGACAGTTTCAAAAACTAAAAGGAATGACTTTTACCTCTGAATACAGTAGAAAGAACACCTTTGAACAATTCGCTGAAGGGTTTACAATGTATATATTGAACCCAGAGGGTTTACAAAAAAATGCACCTCGACTCTATAATTGGATAGACGAGGCAATTGACCTTGCAATCAAAGAAGCATGAACGCAACTGAAGCACTACAACTTTCTAAAGAATTTCCAAAGAATAGGACTGTGCCTAGACGTATTTTTGATGCAATGCAAAAAACAAGGGGAGAAGAAAAATACAAATTTAAATGGATTGTTGAAGGTCTTTACAGAGATGCAAAAAAAATAGAGGATTTTGATTTACTAAGTAAATACTTTGGAGACTGATGCCACTAAAAAAAGGTAAATCACAAAAGTCTATCTCTGGCAACATACGTTTGCTAATGAAAGAGGGTAAGACATTAAAACAAGCTCAAGCAATAGCTTTATCAACTGCTAAAAAACGCAAAAGGAAGTAAAATATAAATAATTACTTTTCT